GGCGGTGTAGCCCAGCTGGGGCAGGCTTGCGCTCAACACATCGCCCACCTGCAGGGTGTCGTCGTCCACGTCAAACTCGATACTGCCGGTACGCAGCTGGGCCAGCAGCTTTTCGCCGCCCCGGTCAGCCAGCTTTTCCAGATAGCTCTGGCTTGTGCTGGTCTCGCCGTCCTCCGGCTGCACGTCCCGGGCGTCGATGTACATTTCTCGCCGGTCGGAGCCGGTGGCGTTTACATCCCCCACCCAGACGGTGGCGCGGCTGCTGCCTTCGCCTGCGCCCTGCACAAGAGCGACGTTGGCGTAATCGGTGTCGGCAAAGCTCCACCCGGCATTCAGCAGATTGCCCCACTGGGGGCTGTAGCGGCGGTTCGGGTCGAAGGTGGGCCGGAAGCACTCGAAGAGCAGGCGCTTGCTGCTGCCTTTGCCGTCCAGCACGATGCGGAACCCAAGATCACAGGCCTGCCCGATGGTCTGGCAGTAGTCGAACACCGTGCCGCCGGAGGTCTGCTTGGCAAAGACCGTGTCAAAGCCGTACTCGGTGCCCAGCTCAAGGCGGGGCCACGGCTTAGCGGCGCTCACAAGGCTGCGCATGGCGGCTTCGGCGTTCTGGTTCTTGATGCTCACCGCAGACACCCGCTTGGTCAGCAGCCACGTTGCCGGGTAGCCGCTCACGACCAAATTCGAGTCCTCGTTCTGGTTGGTGCGGGAGCAGATACGCATGGGGATGCGGGGGTTCTCGTCGCTGCGCACCAGCCAGCGCCCTTCCTGCAAAAGCTGTAAATTCTCGGCGGTGGGCCGC